CTTCCACAAACTGGTGAGACATCAGCGCCGGTTTCTCCCCTTGTTTCGGATGCGTTGAACTATGAAAATATGTATGGTACTGGAGACCTAAACTTAGCCGACGGGTTACCTTTAGAGGTCGCTAAGACTCCGGCTGAAGTTCTGGCTGAAGCTAAAGGAACAACAACACCTACTCAGGACGCTGCGGCAGCAGACGCTAAGAAAGAGACAGAGAAGAAACCTTCCGCTAGTCGTGCTAAGACGGACAGTGCTATCGCCAGTATCAAAGACGTTTTTGCCAAGGCAAAGCAGGGTTTGCAAGGTGACAAGAAAGTTCCATCAAACCAAGCGAATAACCCGGAAGTGGCTGATGCGTTTGCTGTTCAGTACGGTGCGTTTGCTGACCCGGAAGACGTTGACTTGAATAAAATTCAAGACGCAATTGACGCGACCTTCGGGGACAAAAAGGATTTTACTGACTCTAAGAAGGACGCCTTCTGGATGGGGTTAATGCAGGCTGGTTTAGCTATGGCTGCTGGTGAGAGCGACAATGCGATGACAAACATTGCCAAGGGCTTGTCGTTCGGTCTTACTCAATATGGTAAGGATATTGGAGAACTGAACGAGCAGCAACGCGAGGACGAAAAAGAGCGCCGCTTGTTTAAGACACAGATGATCCGTGATGAGCGTTCCGCGAACATTGCTAAAGCGGCAAACAAAAATCAATGGACGGCGGCAACGAACCAAATGAAACAAGCTGACGCAGCCGAAAAAAGAACTATGGCTTGGAAAGAAAAGAAGCTAGCCATCGACAGCGCCTATGCTATGGCTAATCTAGAAACTAATATGATGAAGTCCATCGCCGATCTTGAACTTAGGCAGGACACTTTGGATGAAACAACTCGCAGCAACTTAGAAACTGAAGCTATAGCTCGTCTAAAAGACACACCTGACACATTAAAAATAGCCAGAGAATTTGGCTGGCTTGATGAAAATAATAATGTAACTGAAAAAGGTGTTGCAGAAGCTGGGGCAACATTAAAACAAGTTATTATGGACGCTGAGGTCCTAAAAGCCCGAGGTACAACCTCAACGCTAACGAACGAAGATAAGTTAACAAATGCTCTACAAGCAGTAACAGGAACAGCGAATGACAGAGCTAGAATCTTGGCATCTCCTTCTGGACAAGCTGCAATTAAGGATGCAGGTGGAGATATAGTTGAAGCTTCAAAATCAATGTTTGCTAAGATGAATCCTAATCAACAACCCACCGATCAGGCGCTTCTCGCAGAAGTTGAAGCCCAAGGATTAGTTTGGGACCCACAAGCCAGAGCATCAAATGGTCGTCAAGGTGCGTATGTACCGGCTAAATAGGAGGTACTATGGCTTCGTTATTTGAGTCTGGTTTGCTAGCTGCACCGGAAGAAACAGAGAAAAGTCAGGAGGAGCAAAGATCTCTTTTGGCTGACGCTGGTCTTTTGGCCGCTCCGGTTGAGCAAGAATCGACAACACAAGAGATAGCCGAGGGCATAGCTTCTGGATTGATTGCTATCCCACAGGGAATCGCGGAACTGGGAGCTTCTGCGATTGATCTTATTGCGGACACTAACTACACGCAAGAAGTAACAGACTTCGCCGAGGGCATCCGAGAGATGGCAGGTATCGATCCAGAAGGAACTGCTGGTGAGATTGCGGAGGTTGTAACTCAGTTTGTGATCCCCGGCTTGGGCGCTGCTGGTGCTGTAAGCAAGCTAAGTAAATTAAAAAATGTATCTACGCTCACGAAAAAGGCGGCACAAGTTGGCGCTGCTGGTGTGACTGATGCTGTTGTTGCTACAGATGGTGTGACAACACTTGGTGATTTCTTTGGTGGCGGTGTGACGCAGACCACAGACACTGTAGGTCTTGAGGGCAGAGAAGCTGCCGCTGCTAAGATAGGCAACAAGATGAAGATCGGCCTTGAGGCAATGGGAGCGACTGCCGCTGTTGACCCCATCCTAAAAGCCCTTGGTCTTGTCGGGCAAGGAACACTAAAGGTTGCAACTCCTGTTGTCGCCCCGGTAGCAGGTGCAGTTAAAAGCGTGGGTGAGGCAGTTGGTGCGGGTGTTCAGAAACTTGCAGCCGAACACCCTTTAGTGGACAGCACCCTTGCAGCCTTCCGTTCTCGAGGTAATCTGTCACAAGAACTATTTGAGGTGCGCTCCAGAATGACTGGAGAGGTTGACGCTGAACTGGGTCAGGTGGCAAGAACACTCGTGGAACTAGAGGGTGGCATTGACGCCGCGTTGAAGAACTCAGAGAATGTTCTCGCCGACGGTTCTCCGTTGGCAAAAGAGTCTGCTCTTAATAGTTTCTATTCATACCTCACAAAAGAAGATGCGTTTGTTCAGGCCGCTAAAGAACAAGGTCTTAGCCCATTAAAGATGTTGCCTAAAGAAATGCAGTCGGCGGCACGGAAAGCTCGTGTGCAAGTTGACCGATTGTCAAAACAGATAAAAAACTCCGCGTACCTTGGAAGAGAAGATCTTGTCGGCTCTGAAAAACAGGCTGCACAGATCATTGAAGAAAACATCGGCTCGTACCTACGTCGTAGGTACAAAATCTTTGAAGACAAGTCGTACATAAAGTCGGGTCAGTTCACACAAGCACGAACAGATACGATTGAGTATTTCAAAAGGTCTGTCAATTCTGCAAAGAACATTGCAAAAGAGATTGGCACTACTCTGGAAGAAGGCACAGACATTCTAACAGAGGGTGGTCGTCAGGTCCTGACAAAGGAAGCAGCCGAAAGACTGACCGATGACTTTGTTTCTCAGTATTCAGGTAGGCAGTTAAAGACCAAAGGTCTTTCTACCAGTCAGACTGTTGCAAAGAACAGGCTTAGAACAGGTTTGTTTCAAACTCGTCAAGCTAACAACCAGCAGCTACGGGCATTACTGGGTGAGGTAAAGGATCCACAGGAATCTCTTGTGTCCACCGTTGCCGATATGGCTGAGTTTGTAGCGACTGACAGGTTCTACCGATTCATTGGCGATGAACTTGTTGACGATGCTTCTGGTATGTTCGTTAGTCAGGAGGCTTGGAAGAGGCTACCTAAGACGGCTCAAGCAGAATATACGCAGCTTGGAGAGGGCTTCGGCTCGATTAAAGATGGCGTGTACGCAAGAAACAACATATACAAAGACCTTACTATGCAGACCAAGGGCAACACAAATGATGTGGCGCAGGTTATGAGGGCTGCATATTCTGGCTTCTTGCGTGGTAAGGGTATTACACAGTACGGAGCAACTGTTCTGTCTCCGGTTACACAAGTGCGTAACTTCACCTCATCTAGCTTGTTTGCTATGGCACAGGGCAACGTCGGCGCAGGTGCAAACCTGTTTGACTCCATTGGCGTTGTCTGGGACAACATTGTTAAGAGACCTGACAAAGCAAACTACTACAACAATCTTCAGAGAATTGGTGTGGTAGGTACTCAGACTCAGCTTAAAGAAATGGATCGCTTGATCAGTGAGGGTCTTGGTGTAACCAAAGGTGCAACAGAGGATGTGGCAGGTATTCCATCTACTGGTGGTTTTCAACAGACATTTAAACGTGGCAAGCCCGGAGCGTTTCTCAGCAGCATTAACAAACGCGCTCGTGATCTCTATCAGGGAGGTGACGATGTGTGGAAGGTTTACAACTTCGAGTTTGAAAAGAACAAGATAATCTCGGCTCTCGGCTCTGAGCAGCAGGTTCTTGCTGCTACTGGCAAGTCATCGGACCAGTACGCTGCGGATATTGTGAAGAACACTGTGCCAAACTACGAGCGTGTGCCAGAAGTTATTCGAGAGCTTCGTAAGCTACCTGTTGGTAACTTCATCGCCTTTCCGGCTGAGATCCTACGCACAAGTGCAAACACATTTAAACAGTCTCTTGATGAACTCGCCAGTTCAAACGCTAAGATCAGAGAGATCGGCATGCGTCGTTTGATGGGCTTCACCACAACCACAATGGTTGTACCAACCGCGTTACAAAAGATGGCTCTTGATCTTACTGGCACAACGCAAGAACAGATTGATGCTATCCGTGAGAATGGTGCGCCGTGGGAAGTAAACTCTATGCTGCTTCCAACCAGTACAAAAAAGAACGCTGACGGCGAAACAATAATTACAGGATACACAAACTACAGCTACACAAACCCGTACAGTTACCTATCAAAGCCCGCTCGTGCAATCATGAATGCAGTTAGCAAGGGCGAGGATATGGGGTCAGATACAGGGAAGATCGCGACAGATGCAGTGATGGGTGCTGTGGCTGAGATGTTCGAGCCGTTTGCAGGAGAGTCAATTCTGAGTGAGCGCCTGCTAGACACCACAATCAGAAACGGTGTCACACAAACTGGTGCCAAGGTTTACCGTGATGAGGCTGATACTCCGGGCGATAAAGTCCTCAAGAGCTTTGCTCACATTACTGGCGCTTTCCTTCCGGCAGGCGCGAAGCTTGCCTTCGATATCAAAGGTCAGCTAAAAGAAACACAGGCACCGGGCTTTGAGCTTGGTCGTCTTGCTCGTGCTTTCAGTGAGAACACAGTTGACCCGGCGGGTAATGAAAGAATGATTGCACAGGAAATCTTCCGTGCCTTTACTGGCATAACAGAAACAGAAGTGAAACCGGACAACATTTTAATGTATCGTGGATTTGAATACGGCAGGGCATTGCAGAGTGCAGCGCAAATCTTTAACTCAGCCGTGTCAACTCGAGGTACTCTAGATCCGGATAACGCGCTTCAAACATATCGTGACGCAAACGAGGCACAGTTCCGAATTGCTAACGAGATGTACCGCACTATTGAGAACATGAGAAGGATGGGTATTCCTGAATCAGAGATACGCAGAGCCTTAAAAAAGAACAAGGTAGCTAATGCCAGTGACCTAATGCGTGGTAAGTTCGATCCGTTTAAGCCTAGTTCCGAGATCAAAAAACGTGTTAGACAGAACGGTAACAGGCTCCCTATGTCTGAGTTGAATGCTATCAGAAGAGATTTTCGTAGCCGTAAACTAGGTGAGCCTACACCAGAGCCGCAGGTTCAAGTAGCTCCAACCTCGGACCTCGGACCTTTGCTCGGACAACCAGTTGCTGCAACCACACCTCCTCCTGTGGTGGCGCAAGCGGGAGCCGCTCCAGCCCCTTCGGCGGCTCCCGCACCTACAACCCAGAAAAGACCAGCCGCGTTGATGGGGTCTGATCCGTTCGAGGCTTTCAAAAACATGCTAACATTCGGGGATTAAAATGAACAAAGATCAGCTAAGAGAAGAGCTTGCAGAAGACGAAGGCTGCAAGTTTGAAATATATTTAGATCACTTAGGCCTACCAACTTTCGGAATCGGAGCGCTCATTAAGGAGCACGATCCAGAATACGGTCAGCCTGTTGGTACGCCCGTGTCAGAGGATCGGGTGCGTAAACGCTTTAATCTTGATATCGCTGTAACGATCGAAGACTGTCAGGTTTTGTATGATGACTTCGACGATCTGCCAGAAGAAGCACAGCTAGTGATCGCGAACATGATGTTCAATATGGGAAGACCACGACTCAGCAAGTTCAAGGGCATGAAAGCTGGGGTCGATGCCAGAGATTGGGAACGCGCAGCCGACGAAATGGTCGACTCGAGGTGGCATGATCAGGTTCCTAACCGCGCAAAGCGTTTGGTTAAGCGAATACGCGACCTTGCAAAGGACTAACCTTGTAAATTATACGCTTATTCTACAAGGTACAAACAACTGAAATCATTAGATAAAAACATCGATTCTCGTGGACCTCAGTATCGATGGACGTATCATTATACCTCGAGGTCGATGAAAATTGACGTTTTTGTCTTCTCCCCCGTCATTTCT